AGATGTAAAACAAAAAGCAGGTACTTGGGCTTCTTAAATTTATTTTTAAGTAGGGATAATGATAAATTTTTTAAAAAATCCTAAAACAGAAAATTACTTGCGTTTAAAAGAAATGGTTAATAGCTCAAGTATTCCTTGGTATTACCATGATGAAACTATTTTAGGTGATTGTAAAAATGATTTTCCTTTTTATAGTCATGGTATTTTAAATAGACCATTAGCTGCAAACCACAATATAACTAAAATTGATTCTTCTTTATTTGAAGATGCTTATGTAGTTATAAAAGAAATTTTAGATAAAAATAAAATTGATATAAACGTTTTATTAAGAATTAACTTGAATAGCACTTTTGATTGGAGCACAAATATAAACGAGTATCATACAGATTTTACTTTTCCACATAATAATTTAATTATATATTTAAGTCCTTTTACTAAAGGCGAAACTATAATTGATGAAAAAACTTTTAATGTAAAAGAAGATGATGTTCTATCGTTTAATGGATTATTAAAACATAAAAATAAAACTCCAAATAAATATGAAAGACGAATAGTTATGGTTGTTTGTTATATATGAATTTAAAATGGTATTACTGGTATTTTAAATCCGTTATTCCCGAAAGAATTTGTGATGATATTATCCGTTATGGTCAACAACAAAACAAAACTGTAGCTCTTACAGGAAGTGCTGATAAAGATAAAATTACAAAAGAAGAATTAAAAAATATTCAAAAAAAAAGAAAATCAGATATTGTATGGATGTCAGATAGGTGGATATATAGAGAAATACAACCTTATATTGATCAAGCTAATGCAAGTGCAAATTGGAATTTTCAATGGGATTGGTCCGAGGCTTGTCAGTTTACAGAATATAAAAAAGGACAATTTTATGATTGGCACTGTGATTCACATGAAGAACCTTATAATAATCCAGATAATATAAACATACATGGTAAACAAAGAAAACTTAGTATGACTATATCTTTATCTGATCCAAACGAATATGAAGGTGGTGATCTTGAATTTGATTTTAGAGATACTGAAAAAGGTTCACAACCAAGAGTATGTGAAGAAATAAGAGCAAAAGGAAGTGTAATAGTTTTTCCTTCTTTTGTTTGGCATAGAGTAACACCAGTAACTAAAGGAATACGACATTCTTTAGTATGTTGGAATTTAGGATATCCTTTTAAATGATTGAAACAATTTATTATTCGATACTTGCAATGATATTAATTGCAGTTTTATATAAAGAACCACCTTATTTATGAGTTTTAAAAAAAATAAATATCAAGTAATTAAAGGTGCTATATCAAAAGAATTAGCAGATTTTTGTTATCAATACTTTTTAAATAAAAGAGCAGTAGCAAGATATTTGTTTGATGAAAGATATATATCTCAGTTTACTGAATATTTTGGTGTATGGAATGATTTACAAGTTCCAGAAACATATTCTCATTATGCAGATATTGTGATGGAAACTTTACTACAAAAAGTTAAACCTTTAATGGAAAAAAAATCAGGAATTAAATTATCTGAAACTTATTCTTATGCAAGAATTTATAAAAAGGGTGATGTTCTACATAGACACAAAGATAGATATTCTTGTGAAATATCTACAACTTTACATTTAGGTGGAGATGAATGGTCTATTTTTTTAGAACCTTCAGGTGAAGAAGGAAAAAAAGGAAAAGAGATTAAATTAACAGCAGGAGATATGTTGATGTATCAAGGTTGTGAATTAGAACATTGGCGAAATGCTTTTGAAGGACAAAATTGTGGACAAGTATTTTTACATTATAATGATGCTAGTGATAAAAATGCTGAGATAAATAAATTTGATAAAAGACCAATGATTGGGTTACCATCTTGGTTTAAACAAAAATAGGAGAAATCTATGATAGAACTATTATTTTGGATATGTGTAATTGTAGCAGTAGCTTCTGGTATTGCAGCTATTACACCTACACCTAAAGATGACCATTGGTTTAGACATATTTATAAAGTTGTTGACTGGTGTGCATTAAACATTTGGAAAGCAAAAGACAAATGAGTTGGTGGAAAAAATTAGTCGATACAGTTACAGGCACTGAAAGAAAACAAGTTCGTGCTAGAAACAAAAAAGGCAGATATGTAGCAGATGACAAATCAACACCAGATGTTAATGAGGCTTATAAAACAGTGAGGGTTAAAAAGAAAAAGAAATGACATCTGCTATTGAAAGAGTAGCAGCCCATGAAAAAGAGTGTGCTATTCGTTATGAAAATATAGAGAAAAGACTAGATCAAGGTCAAGCAAGATTTGCTAGATTAGAAAATATGATTTGGGGTCTTTATGTTTTATTAATAAGTTCAATGATAGGAATTATAAGTCAAACATTATGAGTAGAGCACAAAAAACAGTAAGAACAGTTGCTAATAAACTTAAAAAAGCAAGTAAAGCTCATGCTAGTCAAGCTAAAACTTTAGATGCTATTAAATTTAAAAAAGGTCGTAAATCAACAGTTAATAAAGCAGGAAACTATACAAAACCTGGTATGCGTAAAAGAATATTTAATCGTATCAAAGCAGGTGGTAAAGGAGGCAGACCTGGGCAATGGTCTGCAAGAAAAGCACAAATGTTAGCAAAAGCATATAAGAAGGCTGGTGGTGGCTACAAATAGTTTATGGGTTAAAAACGTAGAAATACCCACATCATCTCATCCAGAGATAAAAAAACTTAAACGTAAAACAAAAGTTCATAACTTACACGGAAATAAAATCTGGGATTCTTCTATGGTTATCATAGAGTCACTAGATGAAATGGACATTATTAATAATAAAATTTTAGATTTAGGTTGTGGTTGGGGTGCATTAACACATTATTTACAAAGTAAAGGTGCGTATGCAGTAGGTATGGATGCTGATGAAAATGTTAAACCATACTTTGATTTAATGTCTAGTTTAATGAATGTAAAACCTAAATTTATTTTACAAGATATTTTTTCTAAACCTTTGCCTTTAGATTTTGATACATACATAGCAGTAGATGTTTGTTTTTGGAATATACATACAGATTTATGGATTAACTTAATTAAGTATTTAAATAATAATGATAAACAATTAATTATGGTTGATCCTGGAAGAGAATCTTTTTGGGAATTATTAGATAAAATTTCTGATGGTAAACATGATATTTGTTTTCATTATCAAAGATTACATATTAATAAACCTAAAAAAACAGATGCTTATATAGTTATATTTGGAGAATAAAATGCCATTAAAAAAATCACAAAGAAGTTTAAAAAAATGGACAGGTCAAAAATGGACTACTCCTAGTGGAAAAAAATCATCAGAAACAGGTGAGGTGTATGCTCCAAAAGCACAAATAGATAGACTAAAATCTACGCCAAAAGGAAGAAGAAAACTTGCAGCAGCTAATAGAAAAAAAAGAGCAGCAACTAAAGCAGGTAAACAACACGCAAAACATGGTTTGCATAAAGGTAAAAAAAGATAATGTATGAATATAATTGCACAGTTACTAGGGTTGTTGATGGCGATACTATTGATGTTATCCTTGATCTTGGCTTTTCTATTCTTCACAAGTGTCGTGTACGTCTTTATGGGATTGATACACCTGAATCAAGAACAAGAGATAAAGATGAAAAAGTTAGAGGAAAATTAGCTGCAAAATATCTAGAAGACTCTATTAATAATGGCACTGAAATAATATTAAGATCAAAATTAAAAGACTCCAAGGGTAAGTATGGTCGTGTATTAGGAGAAGTTATTGTAGATAATATAAATATTAACCAGTCAATGATTGAAAAATATTTAGCAGTGCGTTACACAGGTCAAAGCAAAAAAGATGTAGAAATAGAACATTTAGAAAATAGAAAAAAATTAATTGAATTAGGATTACATATAATTAATGAATAAAACTGAAAAAAAAATACATAATAAAATTATTACATGGGCAACATTTGGTATGTTGTTTACAATTATCTTTGGTTTTAGTTTAGTAGCAAATGCACAATCATCTCAACAATCAGGTACAGCTTGTACTAATGGAACTCAATATTGTGAAAATAATAGTTTAGATACTACAAATACAACTACTACTACAAATACTAATACTAACACCAATACTAACACTAATACTAATACAACAACTTCTACAGCTACTAATACTAATAATAATACTAATGTAAATACAACAACTTCAACTGCAACAAATACAAATACAAATACAAATACGAATACTAATAATAATGTAAATGTTAATACTTCTACAGCATCATCAACTTCAAACAATACTAATAATAATATTAATACTTCTACTTCAACATCTACTGTAAATTCAACAGTAAATCAAAATGTTAATAATACAAATAATAGTACAAGTAATAATACAAACACTAACACTAATATTAATAAATCTGAATCTGAATCTAATGTAAATACTAATAATGTAAATCAAAATAATAACAATACTGTTTCAGATAATACTAATAGAAATATTAATGAATCTAATAGCACTCAAACTATTCGACAAGAAATAAAATCTGAAGCACCTCCTGCATCTGCAATAGCACCATCTATAATGTCTTATTCACAAGACTTATGTACTACTGGTGTATCTGGTGCTTTTCAAGGACAAGTATTTGGTTTATCAGGTGGTAAAACTATAGTTGATCAAAATTGTGAAAGATTAAAATTATCTAAATATCTTTATGATATGGGCATGAAAGTAGCATCAGTTGCTTTGTTATGCCAAGATGCAAGAGTATTTAAAGCTATGGAAATGGCAGGCACACCTTGTCCTTATCAAGGAAAAATTGGTAAAGAAGCATCAACAGAATGGGCTAATAATCAATCTAAAAGACCTGATGCAAAAGATAAAGAAAAAGAATTTATAAAACAATGTACTAAAGAACTTAATCCTAAAAGATCAGGTATTAATAAAGATGTTGTTGGGTTAGTAAAAAAAACCTATACAAGAAAAACTAAATCGGATAGACAATGCAAAAAAGAATTTTATGCTACGGGTTAATTAGTCTATTATCATTTAATCTATATAGTCAGTATATATATGAGAGCAATCAGTCTTTATATGATTTACATGGCAATGCTAATAATTTTAATGGTGAGTTAGCATACGAAGTTTCTGATGATGGTATTAGTCCTGCTATTGATCTTTCCTTTAATTTTACTTTTTACGGCACTACATTTTCTCAGGCAAGAATGTCTACAAATGGATGCCTTAATTTTGGTAATAGTGGTAGCTATTGCAATGACTATACTCCTGACCCTATTAACGGACAGCACACCTATACTATATACGGATTTTGGACTGACTTAATAAGAGATAGTAATTCTCGTATGAAATCATATGGAGACTCTGACAAGATGATTTTTGGTTGGTACAACATGAGAGAATACAATCGTGCATCTGATAATAGCTTTGAAATAATACTTTGGAACAACAACTCGTTTGACATACGATATAGAGAATTAGACATAATTAATCATGATGTGCTTATTGGTGAAGTAGGTGCAAATAAAGATAATTCTTATACCTATTATTATCATGATGAATGTAATACTGGTACTACTAATTCATCTAATTGTGTAAATAAAAACTGGAATAATACAACTATAAATACAACACTTGAAAATGGTGGTTCTTTATTTGGTGAAGGGAGTGGCAATAGTATTGATTGTAGTAATCCACTTAATGATAGTAGTTGTAGTGGCTATGCAGATGCTTTATTAACTCAGCAATGTAATATAACTCAGCTTTATAGTGAATCATGCCCTAATTATTGGGAAGCATATGATGATCAACAATGTGCTGATGATCCACAGTATGCACCTTTTTGTGCAGGTTATAGACAAGAAGAATCAGTAGCTTTCTTTGATGATAGCAATGTTGATTTTGGTTTTGAAGATGAGCAAGAACAATTTGCTACAGGTATATTTCAAGATGATTTTCATGATAATAATTTTGAAGAACAATTTATAATAATAGAAACATTTGAAGAAGATGTTTTTATAACTTTTGATGATTTTAATACACAAGATGATTTTTTTATTGAGCCATTTGAAGATGAGTTAATAATATTTTTTGATCCTGAACCATTACCATTTCAAGATTTTTTAAGACCTCATAATGATTTACCACATGAAGAAGAATTATTAATAGATGAGTTTGTATTTCAAGAAACATTTTTAGTAGAAGATTATTCAGAACCAAATACTTTTATTGAATTTAACTCTATAGAAGAACTTGATGAGTGGTTTGAAGAAGAAATTAATGAACATTTTGAAGAAAGACCTGAAGAAAGAATAGCAGAATTAGATGAACCTGAAGAAGAATTTATAGAAGAAATATTTGAAGAAGAAGCAGTTGAAGAAGTTTTTGAAGAGATAGAAGAAATGCAGGTAGCAATGGAAGAAGAAAGAATTTCAGAGAGAGAAGAGGAAATTAGAGAAGAATCTATAGAAGAAATAGAAGAAGAATTTGCAGCAGTTGAATCTGACAAACCTACAGGTAAAAATAAATTAATGGTTACAGCACTTAATGTAATTAGGGCAGGAGTACAAACAGCAGCTAATAGCTATTCACAAGCCTCTGGTGGTTCTCAAACTAATAATTTATCTAATAACACTTCTAGTAATAATGTAGCCACAGGAAGCACGACAGCATCTAGTGGTGGTATAAGCACTTCTAGTAGTCCTAGTGCATCAGATCAGTTTGCAAGTGCTACACAACAAAGCAATCAAGTATTATCTATGTCTAATGATAATGTTGGTGGTACCACCATGTCTATTACACCATTGCCAACATTTGATAATTCAGCATCTATAGCAATAGCAGACGTACAAGTTCAAAGTGTGCAAGGTGAAATAGATACAGCTATGTCAGGTGTAATGACCGCATCAGAAGCAGATCAAATAGCAGATCAAATTATTGCTGCAAATATTGAAGCACAACAAGAAGAAATAGAGCAACAACAACAAGAAACTGGTGAATATGCTGATGAATCTAAATTAATTGCATTAATTGGTTATGTACCTGCTTTTAATAATTATACGCAAGTAACAGTTCCTGATTCTCAAGATTGGTATAGTAGCTCTGATATATACACTTCTGCTACACTAAATGATAATACTAGTGCTTTTTATGGACTGGTAAATGATAATTTAAAAGGATTAGGTCAAATGATTGATGAACAACCTAATATGTGGAGATAATAATGAATTGGTTTGAAAATAAAACAACACAATTAATTGCTCTTGTTGGTATAGTTGGAACACTTGCTGGATTTGGCTATCAAGGAGCAGAGTATGTTAATAGATTAGAAAATCTTGAAGCTGCTGTTGGTGGTATATCAGATACTGAAAATGCCCAAAAAGTTATAGAAGAACGCTTTGCATCTATAGAAACATCTGTTCAGTTTTTAGAAAAAGAAATAGATAATATTGAAGTTCCTAATATTACAGAAATAAAAACAGATATTGCTACTATTAAAGCTGATCTACAAAGTTTAGAAAAAGATTTAAGCAAGTTAGAAAGCAAAGACGATAACCCATTAAACGGATGATGCGATATATATTAGGAATCATAATTCTTACAGGTTGTTCTATGTCTACGACTACAAAAGAATGGAGTGATTCTTATGATCCTGCACAATGGCGTGATAGATATGAAATTTGTAAAAATTTTATAAATACAGAGTTATGGATAGAATGTATGGGAGATTTTAGTTAGGAGAACTTATGCTAAAAGGAATGTTAAAAAATGTAGTTGGATCAATAGCACCAAGTTTAGGTTCTGCTGTTGGTGGTCCATTAGGAGGCATGGCTACTAAAATAATTTGTGAAACGTTAGGTTGTAAATCTGATGCGAAATCTATTGAATCTGCTATTAATAATGCTAGTCCTGAACAATTATTACAGTTAAAACAAGCAGAAAAAGATTTTGAAATTCGCATGAAAGAATTAGATGTGGATGTATTTAAGCTAGAAACTGAAGATAAACAAGATGCTAGAGGTAAGTTTAGCAAAGATTGGACAGCTAGAATTATGGGTATTGCTACTGTAGGTGGATTTTTAGGATATATATTTTTAGTTACCTTACAACCACCAGAACAAAATAGCGAAGCATTAATAAATTTAGTTCTTGGATATTTAGGAGGATTAGCAAGTGCGGTTATTTCATTCTATTTTGGAGCATCTAACTCAAACAAAGGAGACTAAAATGCAAATATCAAATGAAGGTATATCATTAATTAAAAAATTTGAAGGTTGTAAGTTAGAAGCATACTATGATGCTGTAGATGTTTTAACGATTGCTTATGGTAGAACTAAAAATGTGCAAGCTGGTGATACTTGTACGCAAGAACAAGCTGATGCTTGGCTTGAAGAAGAGTTACATGAGTATGGTGGATATGTAAATGATGCAGTAGAAGTTGATCTAGAACAAAATCAATTCGATGCTTTAGTTGCATGGACATATAATTTAGGACCTACAAACTTAAATTCGAGCACTATGTTAAAAAAAATTAATGAAAAAGATTGGGAAGAAGTACCTAATCAAATTAAGCGTTGGAATAAAGCAGGCGGTAAAGTATTAGAAGGTTTAGTAAGACGCAGAGAAGCAGAGGCACTTTTATTTCAAGGTAAAGACTGGACAGAGGTATAAAATGCCATTTTCTAAATTTGTATTTAAACCAGGCATAAATAAAGAAGGAACAAACTATTCTAATGAGGGTGGTTGGTTTGATGCAGACAAAGTTAGATTTAGAAAAGGTAGACCTGAAAGAATAGGTGGTTGGGAAAAAAATTCTGGTAATACATTTATAGGTACTTGCAGAAAAATACATTCTTACAAAACTGCAAATCAAGCACAATATAATATTTTAGGAACACATAAAAAATTATATGTGCAAGAAGGTACAATTTTTAATGATATTACTCCTATAAGATTAACAACTAGTGCAGGTGACGCAACTTTTTCTGCATCAAATGGTGATGCAACTATAACAGTAACTGAAAATGGACATGGTGCAGTACAAGGAGATTTTGTTACTTTTACTGATGCTGTAAGTTTAGGTGGAAATATAACTGCTGCAATACTTAATCAAGAGTATGAAATAGCAACTATTGTTAATGCAAACTCTTATACCATAGAAGCAAAAGATTCTACC